CTTCAAACCCCCCTTCGTGTTGTCTCCATACATGGTCAGACAGAGGCCAGTCCCTCGGATGGCTGAAAGGAAGAATACCTTCAGGAGTGTCATTCGCAACCCTTACAACAATTGTTGATTTTGAGAAGAATTCGTGGCCCCTTGAGAACATTCCGGGTACACCAAATATGTCATCTGCTACATAACTAATATGGTTAGCAACTTCTGCTCTCCAATTGAGATTCCACCTTGTAAGATCTATTTCAATAAACACAGTGTCTAAATCTTCCGTTCGCTTGACTTTGGAGAGCTCTTCTAGGTACTGCATAGTTCCCTTTCTTCCTTTTGTCATTGATTGCTCTTCGATATATCCCTTCATTAATTCTTTGAAATTCTTTTCGACTAGTGCGAGATAAAACCGTAGAGTAAAAGACATCATCACGAACAAGCGGGCTTCCAGTTTGAACTCCTTCTCTTTGGGGTAGAGTGCCATGCACAAATCTCCAGGATCAACTCTGCTTTTTCGGATCTGTTCACAAACAGCCTCTGGGTTGAAAGTCTCCATCGCTAGAAGCCGAATCATGAGCTTCTTTGATCTTGAGTTTGGTATATGAGCCATGTTCGGGTGCTGAACTCGTAGGCTTGTCCATGCCTTCCAGGCATCTTCGTTTTCGAGAGCTATTGATTTGTCATCCATCATATCCAGATAGTCAGCATGATAGTCGAAGTCGAGGAACGGCTCGAAAGTGCAATACATCCAATCCAAGAGGTTGTACTCCCCGTGATTGAAAGTAAGCCTCTTAGTTAATGAGAGGCGACGAAGGCTGCACTGCTTCTTGAAGATGATTGATGGCCATCTTCCATGCTTCTTTAGATAGCCTCTCAAAACTGTGTCGCAAAACCCTCCTCTCATCTCGAGGACTGCATAGAAGTTGATATGGTGAGGTGCAGTCCCATAGGCTTTAGCTGACGTAGAAGCTAGTTTAGGGTCTATCAAAGGATGTCCAGAAAACTTCAGGGCACCAAAAAGCTCGGCAGCAATTCTCGGCGAATTTATTCGTTGAGAAAAGACCTCAAGCTGATCCGTCAATGGGTGTAAACGATCTCCTCGAATCTCGGACTCTTTAGACCTGTATTTAGCAATCATCTCGGAGTAGGAGTCCTCTGGATCAGGCCCGTCGTAGATTTGCATTAATCGAGCTTTAAACACTGGTTCTGTTGCTTTGAGAAGCTCGTGACCTTTATTCCCATGGTGTTCTACACACGCTTCCTGCCAGGCAAACAACTCTTGGAGATCATCACCCAAGCACCCTGTCAGAGAAGGGTCGATTGAGACTAGAACAAAACAGTTTCTTCTGAATAAACAAATTGAGCGCCATCCTAAGAGATCATCCCAGCTGGTGACAAATAAACAAGATTCCCAAAAACAGGTGACAACATCACCCGACGTTATCAAGAAGATTATAGCTCCATCAGATGACACTATCTTCTGGTAAATAACTCCATCGAAGTTCTTAAGGCCCATCTCTTGTCTCTGAACAATTGTTCGCTCAAATGTCAGATTCCCAGTGTTCCAGAAATCCGCAGTCTCAAGGTCTCTGTCATCAAAGCTATTGATCGGCTGGAGTGCAGTGCTATCATCACCCGTCTGTGTCTTTAACCCCATTCGCATGTCTTCGTACAACCGGTGTGCGTCATGTACTTGAGTGGAAATCCTAAAGCGAGATTGGCTCTTTGATGAGCAAACCTTCCGAATAAATTCGAACCTTCTGTGAATTGGAAATTGAGTACAGGAGATTGCATTGTCATTGAATGCTGCCACAAGAGCTATGGCACTGTTCTCATGAGGCAGCAAGCGCCTGCGAGGAGATGACGTACTAGTCGGTTGAAGATCCGACAGAAATAGAGACCTGATGCTAGCTCTAAGTTGCGATACACCCGATTTTGCAAGAGAAGGGGTCAAAGAGAGTAGCGTGGCCCGATATTGACGTGCCCAGATTACAGCTTGCAGGTTCTGCTCGATATTGGTCGTCAAGATTGGACTGTCCAGGATGTCAGAGAACAGTTTGACTCGATTCCCAAAGTTCTCGTCTACTTCCAATTCGTCAAGTAAAGCCATTAGCGTTGCGGTGATTAAAACTGGAATATCGAGAAGCGAATGATTTCGGTCGGTATGTTGCAGTTGGGACTTTGAAGTTTGATCTGTTCTTATTTGGCTAGAGG